TACGATACCCCCGAGGGGCCATGCACAGCGAAGGGGCGTGTTCTTTCTCAAGGAAACAGGAGAGCAAGGATGAAACCCAAATACCATGTGTGCAGCTTCTGTGGGCTAGTGTATTTCTTAGACCCCCTGCTTGATAAGTTGGAATGCGTATCGTGTTCTGATTCGCTTGAGGAAATAGTGGAGGGCGCGAATGAATTACCGAACACTTGAGGAACTAAAGGCAAGGGCGATGTTTGAAACCGAGGAATCGTACCTCCAATGGGTTGCTGATATGAAAGAAGTCTGCGATTACATCAACAAGGCGCATGACGATGAATAACATTAACAAAAGAGAGTAAGGAGTTAGACACATGAAAGATATATTTAAATGCTCTGCCTGTGGGTGTAAGCACCCTACGCACATGGAATCAGAGGAGGACACATCTCTGTGCAAGTGGTGTACCGGAGAGGAAGAAAATATTTTCGAAGGGGAGCAATCATGAATAAGGAATACGCCTTATAAGAAAACTACTATCCTGAATCCTAAAGTCAGGCCTTAGATTGATGAGAACCCTAACCCCCCGAGGTGGATATGCTAGATGCAGACCTATTCGCTGAAATGATTCAGCATTACAAGACCCGATATAACGACAAAGGGATGGATAACCAAACTCAACAGATTTGGTGGCAACGACTTCAGCAACACGACAATCGGAAATTTTCAAATGCGATGGTCGATTTGTGCGGCAGACGCCAATATCCGTTTGGTTGGGCTGAATTAGACTCATTCATCAAAGACAAGTATCGGTCTGATGGATTCCATCATCAGCAGCAATCGACAACTCAATCAAAGGTGGCTCCTCCGACAAAAGAAGAATCTGCATGGTTCGGAAGACTCACCGGAGCCATTGATAGATGCAAAAAATCGACAGAACACCCTTCGGGATATTGGAAAGACCGGTATTATCGAATCATGACGAAGAAGTTCCCAAGGGAGATTTATGACATCGCAAGAGAATCAGGACTCGAAGAAATGCAAGAGTGGGTCAAAGAATTCGGAAACCACTACTTACAATCGAGTCGTAATATCCATTCCAAAAAAAGTAGAATCGCTCAATCAGTTTCTCCACGGAGGCCGAACAATGAGGGCGCACTCTTCTAAATACGCCACATACAAAAAAGGGTGGCATCAGCAAATCTCTCTCAGACTTCCTCAGAGGCCCAAGATCAAAAAACCGGCTCGGGCTATATTCTTATCCATTCGATCAAGATACCTCGATACAGACAATCTCTACGGCGGTAGCAAGCCTGTGAGGGATGTGTTGAGGAAGCTCGGTTACTTTTGGGACGACAATCCGGCTTGGCTCGAATACTACTGCTTTCAGGTCAAACACAAAGAGAGAAATCAAACTGATAGAACGATTATCGGGATTGAATGGGTCGATTCTCTGTCCACCCAAGATTTGCTCTCTGAAAAGGCTGAAGAATTTGGGTTCCTAGATCAGATGAAGCAGTTTCTTCCTTAATGTATTCAGCATGGCATTTGACAGACGATCAGCAGTCAGGTAGAAATAGGTATGTCAGAAAATACTGAACACGGGATACTTTCGATTCTTGGGAAGCTGAAATACGCTCAGCAAGAAGGATTGCCTGTACCGAAACTTGCTCCCGACACTCGCAGAGCAGTTGTAGTGCATCTTCTAGACGAAGGCGTAGCGAAGATTGAGATTGCTTCAATCCTGCAAATCTCTCGCACGACTCTTTGGGAGGATCAAAAACGAATTTCTGAGGGATACACGAATAATGTGTTCTTTGAGACAGTTAACGAAACGGCAGAACGCATCAATCGCCGGTTTGACCACCTGTATTCAAAAGCGGTCAAGACAGATGATTATAGGCTTGCATTGGAGGTTGAATGTCGCCGTATCGACAAATTACAGTCAATTGGAATGGTAGCGAAGAATGCCGAACGAATTGAAATTGGATCAGCAGAGAGCCATAAAGACGAAATTATCGAGTCTCTCCTTGCCGATCTTGGAGTCTCTGCAATCCAAGTTGAGGCAGAGCCAATTACAGAGGTGTCAGACTGACTGCCAATACTTCCTATTCAACTTCGTCAGAACGATTGATGATTTAGGTGTAGTCCGACAATATCCTCCAACTGAACACATTACTAAAGCTGTCACTCGATGGCTGAAGAAGGGTGCAGTTACAGTTGATGTGAAATCGGCTCAGAACATGATTACTTGGGCATCTGCCGGGGTCATGGTTTGGGAGATTCTATTCCGTAAGAACATTCAGAACGGATACTTCTCTATTGGTCAGTTGGAATCAACTGCGGTGAAAGATAGGTGTCAAGGCATCATCGACAGACTGCCTGAGTGGTTCATGAGAATGGCAGGGCTGACTCAAATCGGGGAATCCAAACTAGAAATCGTCATCGCTCACGGACGAAAAGATAAGTCGAATATCAGGTTCATGCACGCAGGAGAGAAAGCCGGACGCTCATTTACCTTCTTCCGAGTCATGCTTGATGAGTTCGCTTACATGAGAAACGCCGAGGAAATCTACAATGCCAACAAGCCTCGCTGTCATTATCTGAATGCTTGGTCTACTGCTCCTGAGGGCAAGAGATCGTACTTCTACAAGCTATACTCCAATGCCTTCAAATACGGCATTGACGCTCAATTCATCACCTACAAGGAGAATCCGTTTTGGACGGAAGAAAAGATAGCCCGAGTCAAACGGGGAATGTCAGACAAAAGATGGCGAAGGGAGATGGAAGGTGAGTTCCTCTCAGAAGGTGGCCGGGTCTACGAAGTCTTTGATCGCTCGACCCATGTTGTCGATCCTGCTGATTTTCCCGTTTCTCCTGATTGGGAGTTTTATAGTGGTACTGACTTTGGCTATCAGCACCCCTTTTGTCATCTTTGGGTTGCTAAAATCCCTTGCGGATCATTCCATCGTTGGTACATCTTCCACGAACTCTACGAAACCCAAAAGCTCCTCAGAGACCTCTCCGTCAGCATCCACGCAAGAGACAACCAATGGCGACACTACGATTACGGAACTAAGAGCGGTGGGATACAGAAATTTAGGATCAAAGGAAACTACACGGATCAGGTTTCGGATGCGGCGGGGGCTAGAGAGAGGGCCGAATTACAGAAACTAGGGATTAGGACTAGAGCCTCTAAGAAGGGGCCTGATTCAGTCCGAGCCAAGATTGACTTAGTGCGAACTGCACTCGAACCTCAGTTAGATGATTTACCGGGCTTGATTGTTTCGTCAGAATGTGCTAATACAATCTTTGAATTCGAGAACTATATGTATAAAGAAATCAATGAGGGCGAGAATTCAGATGACAAACCAATGAAGGAATGGGATCACGCTATGGATGTAATCGGTGACTTGCTGATTACTGTAAACAGTAAGGGCCGATATGTTGCCCCTGAAATCGTGATTAGGAGATAGTTATGGCCCAAGACGAGGCAGTATTCACAGAAGCAGTCCCTCTCGAAAGAGTTCAATTGTGGCTAAAAGACCTTAAAGACAGCGCACCTACCTCCCGAACCAATCCGACCAATGCTGAGTTCTTCCGTCAAAGGAAGCTGATGTCGAAGTATGTCTATGATATGTACTCCGGCAATCGCCAACTCGCCTTGCTTGATTCTGAGATGCAACGGCAGTTCCCTGAGACTCACTCCGAAAAGCCTCGCCAAGTCGAGAACATCACAAAGACCATCGTTGATGCTATATCCGTGGTCTACAAATCACCGCCTGATCGCCGCCTGTCTGCTTCTGAAACCGAAGAAGCTAATCTGTCAGATGAGGCTAAAAAGGAACTACAGGCCGAATACGATAAGATTACCGAGGAAAGCAACCTCGATATGTCCTTTCAAAAGCTAGAGAGATACCTTAATTTCGACTGCTCCGACCTCATTCAGATCATGTTTGTAGACGGCAAGATGAAATACAAGGTGTGGCCTCAATTCCTGTTCGACATCCTCAAAGACGATATGGGCCGTGTAATCGCAGTCGCTCTATCTGACTTTGACGAAACCTCACCGAGCGATATTAAGAATTGGATCGTTTGGACGGATTCCAACTATTGGAAATTCGATAAAGACCTGATGCTAGTGGAAAACCCTAACAACCCGGATAATGAAAACCCCTATGGCGAGATTCCTTTTGTCTTTGCTACCTACGAAGAACCGGATCAGGGAAACTACTGCGAGTCAGACATCATCCTCGCTCAGACAAACCTCAATATCAACCTCCTGCTGTCAGACATGATCGACCTAGCTGACTTTCAAGTGCATGGTCAATTGGTCGGGCTGAATGTCGATATGCCTGAAAATGCTAAATGGGGCAAAGAGCATATGTTGATGTACAGGCCTGAGAACCCTGATATTTCATCGTCTATCGAATTCTTGAAACCTGATGCGAATTTTGAGGGGCTGTTGATGACGATTAATCGCTTTCTCTCGGGTCTGTCTACCTCGATGGGACTGCCCCCAAACACCTTCTCGATGGAAAGACAATCTGCCGAGTCGGGAGTAGCCTTGAAAATCAGATCAGCCCCTCTTATCGAACTCAGGGAATCAATGGAAGTCAAATTCATTGACATTGAGGATCAGGTCAGGCAGAAGACGATTATCGTTTGGAACGCTCACGAAGCCGATCATGTCGAGAACAATCTGCCTGAAGACCTAGAGGTAACTGTTCAGTTCAACGAAGCTGATGAGGCTTTCGAGAGTCGCACAGAGATGATTCAGAATACAGCGATGCTCAAAGCTCAAAACCTCATTTCTTGGACAGAGGCAGTTATGGCCATCCATCCGAATATGAAGGAAGAAGATGCGAGAGCGCATTTGGAAATGATTGCTGAACAGAAGGCTGAATTCGATGCTTTGTTCAATCCTCTACCAACCGGACAGATACCGGAAGGCGAGGGTGGGGCTCAGACTCCTGAGGACAAGGCGACAACCATTTTTGATGCTGCCTTGGGTAATAAGCCATCCAACGACAAAAGCTCTGACAATCGCTCTGACAAAGCCGAGCAGCGATCTAATAATCAGTAATCATGCCCTTTGATGCTGAAAAGATTGATGAGATCAAAGATGATTTGATCGGCATTGAGGATCAGGCGATTGAGCAGACTCAGAAGTCAATTCAAAAGGGGCTTGAGGCCCTGACACAACGACTACAGAGATCAGTCATCCTTCTCGACTCTGATAACGGAGGAATCGTATCTGCGTCTAAGACGAATATTCAGCAAATTCAGAATTTCATAACCGCCTTTGCTCCTGCAATCCAACAAGTAGCGAACGATGGCAAGGCCGAACTCTTATCTCAGTTCAGGCCAATTACCAAGAACCTAAACAAGATGCTGTCTACCTCGGGATTCGATGTTGACCCCGAAGGAGCGCAGTTTGATGCTGCTGTCTTGGGAACGCTCATCGACCAAAACTTCAATAAATTCAATGGAGGAGCATCTGCCACGACTCAAGCATTGAGCGATATGATGTTTTCCTTAGTTTCCTCTAGGGCTACGCCTGACCAATGGATCAAGTCTATCGAGAATACTGTCTTAGGAGACAAGGACAGAGCCGGAGCGCCCCTTTCTCGCCATGCTAAGACTTGGGCGATGACTGCAATCAATCAATATGAAGGCGACTTCATGCAGAACGCTGTCGATGAGAAGTTCATCGGAGGGTGGTACTACTCAGGCCCGAAAGATAACGCAAATAGAGAATTCTGCTATCGCAGGGCCGGTAGAACCTATTCTAAAGAGAAGGCATCGGCTGATACGCTTCAGAATCCTATTGGAGCATCGGGAATGAATAACCCCGGTGGATGGAACTGCCGTCATACGCTTGTACCGGTACTCCCTGAAGATATGCCGGACGATACGGACGAACTCAATGCTCCTAAGCCTCCTAAATCCAAGCCTGTGCCTGCTAAAATTACTTTGCCGGAAGTCAAGAAGTTCCTCAAGGGCCATATCTCTCCGCAGAGCGAACTCTATCAAGCAGGGATTGGAGGAGGCGCTATCTCATTGAGGCAGGATGACGATAGGCGGCAGATACCTCGCTTGAGCGATTCCCAATATCGTGAAATGATTGAAAGCACACAAGAATTTACAGGAGGTGGATATACGCTAGTCAGGTCTGTTATGGACGGCAGTTACTCTAAATCCGCGCCTAAGTACATTATAGAGAGAGGGGGGGCTCTAGCGAAACACATTGGGGACTTCGTAGACCGATCAATCCCTTGGAACGGCGATAGGCTCCAAAGAGGACTCGCTTTCGAGAAGTTTGAAAGCGAGAGCGAGGAAAGGTTCAGAGCATTCGCTGCGATGAAGCCGGGAGACACATTTGACGATGTAGGCCATACTTCGTGGTCTACTGACCGGCGTGTCGCCGCCCGTAGTTTCGGGAGGTCGAACAACGAATCGTACAATACTGTCGTACTATCAGTTAACGGCAAAACAAGCGGAGCCGCTACTGTCAGGCACTTCTCTAACTACGATGAGGAGCATGAGGTAGTTGTCAAAGGCGGCGAGAAATTCAGGGTAAAATCAGTCAATAGAAGGGAATTTCAATCCGCAGAAGATGTGAGAGAAACAGGAGGAGAAATCCTAGCGATTGGAAGCTATGTTGAGATCGAATTGGAGGTCATCGAATAATGGCAAAAAGACCACAGAGCGAGATTGATGAGCGTGGAACCGAGACAATGAACGGCATGAGGTTCTACAACTCAAAGGGAGAGGTCTTCCGAGTCGGCCTGAGAGAGCTAAAGAAGCCCCTTGCTCCTGACCAATGCTTACAGAAGATGAGAAAAGGCACTTTGGAGTTCAAACCAAATGCCTGAAAGACAGATGTTCAGAGCCTCTTATGAGGACATATTGGATGAGGTGAGGCCGCTGATGAAGGCTGTCGCAATCAAATCAGTCCGACTCATCAAGGATCGAGTACAGCATAAAGGCCTTAATTCCAAAGGAAACGCCTTCCCAAGCTATTCTGAGGGATATGCGGCCTATCGGAAATCTAAGGGCCGGACGGAGAAGGTGAATCTGAGCTTCACCAACAATATGCTTCGTAACCTCAAGCCGATTGGGTCGGGATCAGATGGCAGAAGTGTCATTATTGGCTTCGACAGGCCTCATGAAGCAGATAAGGCTCGTTGGACAACTGACCTAAAAGGGACTTGGATTAAGAATACCGATGCTGAGATCGCTGACCTCAGACGAACAGTCGAGAAAAGGCTCGGTGCAGTAGTCGTTAGAAAGCATGTCTTCTCTATTCGATTAGGTTCTTGACTTTCATCAAATCTTCAGGTACTTATTCACTACGCAACGGATGACCCCTGTACGGGGCAAGGAGGCACTTATGGGTGGCGAGGCAGAAAGCCAAAATAACTTGGAGACTGACCCAAGTGAAAATCAGTCGGATGACTCAGATACGAGCGATTCGGGAACCATCGAGAGTAGATTGAAAACAATGGAATCAACCATTACCAATCTTCAAACCGAGAACAAAGCACTCATCAAAGAGAATGTCAAACGCCGTAAGGCTTTGTCTGATCGAGATAGTGCCGAGCAACAGGCCGCAGAGCAGAACCTAGCCGATAACAATAAGTTCAAGGAACTAGCAGAGGTGCGTGGAAATGAAAACGCCGCACTCAAAGCTAGGATCAGGGATCAGGCTATGAATTCAGCTTTAGGGAATGTTGCACTCAAACTCGGATTGAAGGACACAATCCATCTCGACTTAATCCCCAAGGATACGATTGCTTTTGACGAGGAAAATGGCAAGGTAGACGGAGCAGAGGAAGCAGTTGCTAAACTCAAAACTTCGCATCCTTATCTGTTTGGTATTACCAAGTCTCCTGTCGATACTCAGAATCCTGCGGATGGCCCGAAATTTACAAATGGTGATAGCACAGACTATGATGCGTTAGAAAACGCAGGTGTTGATGCTATCAATGCTCACTTCGATAAACTCGCTGAGAGCAAGAAAAAGTAAGGCTACAAAATGTCTATTGACAATTTCAAACCAACAATTTGGAGTACCCTGTTGCTCCGCAAGCTAGAAGAAACCAAATCACTTTGGACTCTTTTCAACAAAGATTATGAAGGCGACATCAAACGGGCCGGCGATACTGTGAACATTCTCACATTGGATGATGTGGCTGTTCGCTCTTATCCTGCTTCTGCTGACATCACTTACGATCCGATCACTTCTACTACACAGACTCTCGTTGCTGACCAAGAAGATTATTGGGGCGTTGAGTTGGAAGACATTGATCGTTTGCAGGCCCGTGTCCTGTCAAATCCTGATTCAAGCATCATCGAGCGTGCTGCTTCAGCCATTAACTTGAGCCTGAACAGTTTTGTGACTACAACTTTGCAAGCCGCTGTTTCGACTGCCGCTCCCGATCACTCGGACGATGCAGGAGCCGCTATTGATCTTGATAACTTCAAGGATCAGAAGTTGAAACTCGACCTTACAAGCACTCCTGCTGAGGGTCGTATCTGTTTGATTCACCCTGAGAACGAGCGTCAAGTTCTTGACATTCCTCAGGTCATCAACGCCGATCAGTTCGGTGGAGGCAATCGTCCTTTGGTCGATGGTTTCATTGGTCGCTTGGAAGGCTTCGATCTCATCTCGACTCTTTCAATTGCTAATGTTGCCGGTCCTAAGAAGCCTGTGTTGTTCACCTACAAGGGTGCTATGACTGTTGCCACTCAAATGGCTCCTACAGTTGAAGCCTTGCGTGGTCAAACTCGTTTCAAGGATATGCTTCGTGCATTGTGGGTTTACGGGGCTAAGGTCACACGACCTAATTCGGTTACCGAAGTTCAAGTTACTACTGTTTAGTAGTTCTTAATCCTTCTCGTGGGTCGGATGGCTTAATCGTCATCCGGCCTGCATTTTTCGGAGCCTGATATGTCTACCTTCTCAACTGATAATGATTTGTTCGCCTTAGAACCGGAACTCCGTGAGGATCTTCCGTCAGGTCAATCATCGTTTGAGAAGCAACACGAACAGGCTCATAAAGAAATCGTCAGGAAACTAGTTAAGGACAAGATAATTGTGCTTGGGCCACGCTACGAACTTGATGATGCAGAGGATTTTATCCATCGCCCTGATGAATTGAATCTTGCTTCCTCCTATAAAGTCTTGAGCATGATCTTTCGCTTTATGTCGAATTCTGCTGATGACACATTTATGGAAAAATCGGTGCTGTATGACAGTATGTTCAAGACCGAGTATTCCGAGGCGACCCAATCTCTTTCTATCGACATTGATAAAGACGGAGTTGAGGACGATAAAGAAGTTGGATTCAACCATTCGGTGCGTCTGCGGAGAACATAATGAGCGTTGCACGAACTATTATTGAGGATAGTGTGTCACGCCTTGCGAACCTCGATTTGGAGGAAGCTCCCACCCCCTTTAACATTAGGCAGATCCCTGATAACCTCCGTGATAAGTCATTTCTAGTGCGACTAGAGCCTATGACCGAGGACGCTCAAGGCCCTGTTGTCTGTGGTGTGGTCGGAGTGGAACGAGACTTGACCATTCAGGTCTTCCATAGAGGACGCTCATCAAAAACAGCCTCAACGATTCGTGACTTTTACTTAGACGCTTTGGATGTAGAGGAGAGACTCGCAAAGAGTTTTCTGCTTACTGCACCTAGCGGAGCAAAGGTTGCGTTCATTCAGTCAATCCGTACAGAGCCATCGGAATCGACAAGTAATCAGAAGTGGCTCATAACAACTTTATCCCTTCGTCTTAAATACGAAGTGAATCTGTGAGGTAAATCATGGCCGGTTTAACAACCCGATCAACCTTTGTAGGCGTGAAGCCTGAGGCAGTTGAAGGAACATATCTTCAGCCTGTCGCTGCTGACCTAATCAAAGTCATTGATCCCCCTGTCTATTCACCTGCTGTTGAAGTGTTGGAGCGAAGCGAGATTAAAGGCTCGATTGGTCGCTCAAAGCCACTTCACGGTATGCGTTCAGGCACTATTGAAATGAATGTGGAACTCAAATCCGGTGGCGAGACTGCCGGTGTTGTCGATCAACCTGAAATCCACGAACTGATGCTTTCTGCTTTTGGGTCCGTAACAAGCCCCGGAAATGCTACTACTGATGTTGGCTCGACTGATACGATCATCGAACTAACAGTCGGTGGAGGCGCTCCTTTTGCAGCAGGAGACATTCTGAATATTGAGGGTGAGATTCGTTTCATCAAGTCGATTGCGACTGACACGATCACTCTCAACCAAGCTCTCGGCAAGGGTGCGCCTTCTAGTGCTGTTACAGTCACAGGCGGCTACACCTACAAACCAACTACTACAGGACACAATCCTCTGTCTATCGGTATTTGGTATGGAAATGATTGGGAAGCCCGAGGAGTCGGTGGGCGTGTGTCTAACTTCTCTTTGAGCGATGTTGCTACGGGTCAGATTGGGAAGGCTGCATTCACGATTGAGTTGCTCAATTATGACAATGTTGCCCCTTCAACTGCTCCCTCTCCTGCTGCTTTCAATCCTACCGATCCTCCTGTTTGGTTGAATGGTTCGATTCTGAAAGACGCTACTGAGTTCTGCACGAAGACTGTTGAGCTTGGCATGGAACAAACTGTGACTGCTGAAGAATGTATTACAGAGATCGGTGGCAAGAGCCGTCTGTTCTTGACAGACCGGAATATCTCAGGTGTCGTGAGTCCTCAAGTGGATTCGTCTAACCTCGATATTTGGACTGATTTCCGTGACAATGTTGATTTCGAGTTGATGGTTGCTGCTGCTAAGTTCTTGGCGAATGGCGATCTCGTTGTCGGAACCGGCGTTGGATTCTACTGTCCTCAGACAAACTTCACCGGCCTCGGCTTTGAAGACTCTGATGGCATCATGGTTCACAATCTACCTACTTCGATGCACGAATCAGCCGCCACAAACGATGATTTGTACTTCGGATTCGTTTAATCGCAACATGAAGAAATCGGGAGAATTGTTTGGGTGGGTCTTGTTGCGTGATCCTTCTTCGCCCATTCAGTTCTCCCCCCCACGCAACGGAGAAATTTTATGCTTACGCTAAACTGTACAGACCCCAACTCAACAACTGAATGGGAGCATGAGGGAGGCAAGTTCGAGATCGGACTCCTACCACGCTCCATCTACGCCAAGTTCATGGGAGTATCAGCGAAGTTCTCTGCTGATGCTGAGAAAATGAATTATGAAGACCTTATTGAAGCTCAAATGAATGTGATTCGTTGGGCAGTTAAGGGACATTCAAACTTGGCATTCTCAAATGGTAAAGAAGTTCCTTTCAACACAGAGGAGACAGAGATCGGTGGCCGCAAATACACCATCGTTTCTGATTCGACTTTAGATGTTTACTTCGCTACCAATATTTGGAGTGCTTTGGCAATCAAATGTTCGGGACAAGAGGTATCGGGTGATGAGGGAAAGGCACAAGACGAGGCCTCCTAGAGAACCTCGTAAATGCTTGCATCGAAGCGAATACCTTGTCGCAAGACGAGGAACACGCTCTGCGTTGGTTGGTTCGTGCTTCTGTAAGGGGATCAACTCCTAGTGGATGCGACCATTGTTACAACCCGTCCCTTTCAGGAGTCCATACTAATTCGGACGAAGAAAGAGAGAAGTGGACTCAGTTTGAGCGAGAACGCTTTGGCTGCGTTGGCGTTGCTTTCCATCCGTTCAAATTCAAAGATGGATACGAACTCTTTACTTGCCCACACAAGATCAGAACCGATTCATCGCTCGGTGAATACTTCACAGCATTCTCATGGTTGGAGAAATACAATCAACTCCCGTTTGGAGAGTTGTGTCATCAGAGTGAACGATTTATGCAGTCGATTCGTGCAATTCAAGTGGAAGTCGCTGCTATCGACAAAGAGAACGCTGAACAGGCCAAGAGCAAGATGAGGAAAAGATGACCGAAGAAGTACGCCTGATATTGACTCTTGAGGAGCAGCAGTTCCTTCGTGCGTCAGCCAAGGCTCTAAGAGCAACTGAGAATAACACCAAGGGATTCAAAGGCCTTCGAGCAACAGTCGTTTCCGTCAATCAAGCGATGGCGATAGCAGGGAAAGTCTTTCGTGGATTCTCTCAAATAAGCCGAGTCGTTGGCGGCACAATCGTAGAGCTTGCGAATGCTGCATCTGACTTTGAGGAGCAATCAGCGAAGTTCGGTACTGTCTTCCGTGATGTGAGTGACGAATCAATTGCGATGAGAGACACTTTGGTTGAGTCTTTCAACTTCTCCAAATTAGCCGCTACTGATCTGCTTGCATCGACAGGCGACTTGTTAGCAGGGTTCGGATTCACCGGAGCAGCCGCATTAGATTTGTCAGGCCGAGTGAATATGCTTGCCGCAGATTTAGCATCGTTCCAAAACCTTGAAGGTGGAGCTGCTAGGGCTTCTATCATCCTTACAAAGGCTCTCTTGGGCGAGAAAGACGCTCTAGTATCTTTAGGGGTGAAGGTCTTAGATGCCGATGTACAAGCTCGCCTCCTTGCTGATGGTAAGTCAAAACTCACCGGCCTAGCACTTCGTCAAGCCAAAGCTGAAGCGACATACGCTCTCATTCTCCAACAATCAGGAAATGCGATTGGGGACATTCAGCGCACCTCGCAGTCATACGCCAACCAAGTCAGATCGCTCGAAAATGCTATCTCTGATTTGAAGGTGGAGTTAGGCGAGGCGTTCCTCACCATCGGCTCAAAGATCCTTCCGATCATCTCAGGATTGGCGAAACAAACTAAGTCGTGGGTTTCAGCAAACAAACAACTCTTTCAAACCATTTCCGCAGAAGCGTTCTCAGGGTTCATAACTGCATTAGAGATTTCTGCCAAGCTGACTCTCCTCCTCGTTGATGCCGCCCTTGAGGTGAAATTCGCTTTTGAACTCATAGTCGCCGCATCAGCCTTTCTCGGGAACGCTGTCATTACAACATTCTCAGGAATAGGCGTATTCGTTGGAACAGTTGTTCAAGGGATCGAGATTGCTTGGCAAGAATCTATGCTTGGGATCGAGAAAGGGTGGACGCTCTTACTGCTCGGCATCACCAATGCTGCTAAAGAAAGCGACATACTTAAATTCCTTCTCCCTGACGATGTTGTTTCAGACATTGAAGGAACAGCCACGGCTTTAGTTGAAGAATTAGAGAGAATCGAGCAAGCCCAAAAAGACATTCCTAATTTGTCTGACAAGATTCTTGATAGTAAGATCGTGAATGTTGCCATCGACCTCAAGGCTGAGATGGATGAGATTAGCGGATCGGCAAATGAGGCTGTTCGTGAAACTCAAGACATGGTTGATGGCCTCGACACAGCATGGAAGCTGACAGGCGACCTAGCTGACCAATTCCGTAATGCGGCAGAAGCATCTAAGACTGTCAAGCTAGGAAACGGCGGTGGCGAGGAAGATGATGGCGGCTTCGCTGCTTTCCATGAGGCAAGAGATCTAGAGGTCAAACTCGCTCAAGACGCATTGGATCAAAGAACCGAGGCTCTATCTGCTTTCTACGCCAAGACTGAAGCAGGGCAGATCGAAGCAGGGATCAGAGAGCAAACAAACAAACTAGAACTCATCAACCAAATCATGAATGATGAATTGGCGACTGAGGAAGAAAAGCAAGAGGCTCTCGCTGTCCTCAAGGCGATTGGTCAAGAGACTGAATTAGAGGCGATGCTTGCCTTACAAGAGGCGAAAGACGAACAGTTAGCTCTCGACATGGAGAGATTCGCAGTCCTCAACGACGCCTTTGGACTTCAGGGGACTGCTGCTGAAAATGCGGCCAAGGCAAGTAAAGATGCTTTCGTAACCTCATTCAAAGCGATGAAGGGTGCGGCAGATGATTTCTTTGTTGGTGCGCTCAAGGGTGAGTCGAACTTCGCCAAAGTATTCACGAAGCTACAAGATCAGCTACTCAAAGTATTCGTCCAAACAACGACTCAGAGATTGATTATCCAAGCTAAGTCAATCGCCTCAGGGGAGAAGTTGCAAATTGCCGCTAACCTTAAACAGATTGCTTCCGATGCTGCCGCCGCAGGAGCAGGGGCATACAAGGCTGTTGTCGGGATTCCTATTATCGGACCTATCCTCGCTCCCGTTGCTGCTGCTGTTGCATACGCAGGAACAATCGCATTCGGCTCTAGGGCGACAGGCGATAGTAATGTTGCTGAAACAGGCCCATTCACACTCCATAAAGGTGAGCGTGTTGTTTCTCAGGGACAGAATGAAGACTTGACCGAGTTCTTGAAAGCGATTGATGACGGCGGTGGGACAGGCGGCGATGTTATCGTGAATGTCGAGAACTTCTTTGGAGATGAGGAATTCATTGATGAGCTTGTCTTGAAGATTTCCGAATCTGCCGAACTGCGAAATACTGACTTCCGAGGTGCTGCATAATGTCTACGATTCCTAAGTTTGAATACGACTCCGGCGGTGGCCCGGTCACCATCACATTAACCGGCGGTCTAGTTGAAGATGAACACCCTGATTACAAAGGCAAGTTCAAAGATGTTTACGGAGGCACAGGAATTCGCCAACGGAACATTCAATACATTGAGAAGATCATTACAATCAAAACTACATTTGAGCCTGAGTCAGTTATCGACCTGATTGACACGATGGTTGAGACTTGGGTGATGCTCGGAAACTCGTTTAAGTTTTTCCCCGATAAAGACCTTGGGGCCTACACCGATGTTGAGCTAATGGATCGTACTTGGAAAACCAAGCGAACTGAGAACACCCGAGATTTTTGGGAAGTCAAAATGAAGGTCCGTGAACTGATCTCATGACCTCATCTGCTAATTACATAGCCGAGGCTGATAAGAGAGCCATTGACATCAACTACTCGGTAGAGATTGCTGGCGTATCGACAGTCTTTACGAAGAAGGCAATATCAGGGCTAGGAGGCTCTCAGGAGCCTTCCATTGTTTCGATGAAATGGAATCCCCCGAAGCTGACCCTCGACAATCCGAAGGTTTCGATTGGGACGATTGATGTTAAGTTGATTGATCCGAATGGGACTATTCGTGCAGCCCTCGCCGCAGGATCGCTCCATCTCAAGAAGATCACATTGAAGCGAGGATTCACGAATCTCGACACAGCAGACTACAATATCTTGTCGGAATTCAATATCTACAATTATTCAAGCAAGGATGGTGTTACCTACCATTTTAAGGGCCGTGACAGGCTTGCAGAGCTTAATTCTCCCATCTTCTATACCAAGACAACCCTGACATCAATTCTTACTGACATAGCCTCTACAGCCGCCGTAGCGGATACGACAGACTTCCCTGCATCGGGAACGATCTTCATTGACGATGAGCGCATTGATTATTCGTCTAAATCGGCTCTCGCCTTCAACGGATTGACAAGAGGATCTGATCCTGAGGAGCATAAAATCGGCGCTGATGTGTTCATCTTTGAATCAGTATCCGAGAACCCTGTCACCTATCTGCTCCAACGGATGATTTCAGACGGAGGTGGGGGCATCTATGATGTTCTCGACTTCGGACTCGGCATTGACGAGACAACTATCAACCTCCAATCCTTTGTTGATGTTCGTGACAACTCGACTCTCGCAGGGGTCATTTGGCGATTTGATGTTCGTGACGATATTGATAATGTCATGCAGTTCTTTGAGAGAGAGATTTTCCAATTCTCCAATATCCGGCTCTTTGTCGATGATGAGGGGAAGATTGCTTGCTCCCTGTTTCAAGAGATTACGCTCGATCAGTTCTCAGGAGATTTGATCCGTGAGGATGTTGTCGGCCTACCTACGGGAGACTCCAATTCAGATCGAGTCGTGAACCAATTCCTTCATAAGTTCGATTATGACGAGGAAACGAAGAAATACAGTCGTGAGAAGACTCATGACGATACAGACAGTCAGGCCAAATTCGGGATTCGGAAAGGCAAGACTCTCTCATCTAAGCACATTCGGGCCGGATTAGATGGCGACAGTCAAAGCACCCAATTCGCCAATCGCTACTTTCGGCGTGTCGCAGAGCCTTTCAACCTGATTAAAAAGGTCAAAACCCTATGGAAGAAGCAGTTTTTCAAGGCCGGAGATAAGACTCAATTCGTCCACAATCAGGTCTTAGACATCTTTCAAGGCACTATTGGCATCGACAATCTAGTTGAGATCATCTCATCGAAGTATGATTTTGACAAAGGGCTCTGTACCTACGAGATCAACAACGCCCCATTTCTTAATAACCGATTCGGATTCATTTCCCCTGCATCTCCGATTGCCTCGGGAGCATCAAACACTATATTCACACTAGCCACAGGCGAGGCAGTCCGTGGGGATTGGGAAGAAAATTGGGTTATTCATATCTACAACTTAGATGACGGATTGAAGGCCTCAGGGCCTCATACGATCACAGACATCACAGGAGAGGTGATTACTGTATCTCCGTCTATGAGCCTGACCCCTGATTCGACTCACGGAATGAGATTCGGTGATTATGATGAGGTTGATGGCGCACAAAAGATCTATGGATTTATTACAGATGATGAGCTACCATTCCCATCGGATGGTGGCGACCCCTACCGGATTTCGTGAGGTGAGTCAAGATGACTGACAATTTTCTTAGAAATATTGCTGATGCAACAATCGACACGAAGTCGCCTGTATCAGAAGACCTTATGACGAGAGTTCGGGACAACCTGAACCTTCTCAACTCTGTCGTTGCGTCCATATCAAACGGCTCACTTCAAGGTGCCGCAGACTCGATTACTACCGGAGTCATCGTTGACGCTGATCCAACTGCCGGGGCAATCAACCATGACGATAAGTTTAATGGCTTGTATGTGCATTT